AAATCCTTCTATGATTCGTTTGGATGGGGTTTAAGAATATCCCATGTAGTTTCTAAAGAATCCCAATGAAGACCCCACGTTTTACCATGGAAGTTTTACTGGAAAATAAAAAAGAATATTTGCAGCATCTGTATCAATTATTGACGGAACCGATTTACGCCGAAATACAAGTGCTCTATCAGTCGGTTCAGTCGCGGGTGGCAAGCGATAAAGTCTTAGAGGGATTTCAGGAAATGCTGACGAGGGTGCCGCATTGGAATGCCGACCAAGTCAGTGCGTTGAAAGATAGGATTTATATCCGTATGAATTGTGAATACTTTCAAGATTTGGTAAAGGCGACCATCATGGTCTATTTGAAACTGCATCTGGCGACCTTGGCGGATTCCAAGCAGGTTCCAACCTTAAAAGTGAAAATACCTGCGATGGATACGATAATCCATCGGGTATTGGTGGCAACGGCGCGTTATCTATGGAAGAAACCGTATTTGATGTTCCATAAGGTTCGCACTATTGAGCGGCAACAAAATCTGTTGCAATGCGAATCTTATATTCACAAAGCCATTCAACAGACTTTACAAGGTGTGCTACCACTCCCAGAAATCTTTTCACATCTTTCCAAGGAAACCACCGTTGGTTCGGTTCCACCCGGCAACACGGGCAGTCCGGCGGCCAGCGAAGAAGCGACAGAAGAAGCCGACGAGGCTGAGAGTGAATCTGAGGAAGAAGAGACTGAAAGTGCAAGCGAGGAAACGGAAGATGGCGAAGCCGAGGAAGAAGAGACTGAAAGCGCAAGCGAGGAATACGAAAATAGCGAAGCCGAGGAAGAAGATGCTGAAAGTGAAAGTGAGAACAACCAAGAGAGCGAAGCTGAGGAAGAAGAGACTGAAAGTTCAAGCGAGGAAACGGAAGCTGGCGAAGCCGAGGAAGATGAAACCGATATTATGCCCCAACCAAAAGAAACTACACCGGAACCTGTTATGGAAGTGAAGGCCGAACATAAGACGGTAGAGCCCCAGGATGAAATAGAAGCCGATAACGTGGCCTCCGAAGAGCCCGAAGAATCCTTTAATCTTGTCAAAAAAATTGAAGTAGAAGAAATACATCGTCCGCAGCGTAAATTACATAAGCCGTCTGTTCGTAAAACACATATAGAACCCAATGTCGTGAAAGTTTCCAAAAATGCGTTTTTTTAAACCGAATTGAAACCAGTTATACAAATAGACACTACGATTGCATAAAATAACAACGCAAAACATACCATGTATCTTGCGTTAATTTACAGTGTTATTCTTACGGCCATTCTAATGGCGGTGCTGTATCATTTCCAGAAAACCACCCATCCAGATGATAAACCAGACGATTCGCGTCAGGCCTATAAATCCCTGGTGGCCACTGGATTTTTTGTATTCCTTGTCTTACTGATTGGCTTTCATTTGCTTGGCATTGGTGAAAACGCGGTCTTAAAAAGCGGTGGCAAAGGAGAGCTGATGGGAGGGTCTAAGTTGCCCGAATACGAATCGGGTATGGTAAAAAATATTCATCAACAAATCCATACTGGATTCCCGCCATTCTAAGAATTTAAGAATTCAATGGGGCAACTAAGATGATACCTTGGTCGTAATTTCCAGAGAGTTTGATAAGGCCATAATCGTTGAGTAATTTTTCTTTACACCACGAACGCGATTTCGCATTGGCGGCCGTAAATTCTGGCAAGCCAGGCAACTTTTGAAGAATATCGGTAGGCTCAACGGGTTGAATCGTGCAATGATATTCGGGTGGGATATTGGTAGCCCTTACTTGTGGGTTTGTGCGATTGACGGCGCGCCCAATGAGTGCATGATAATTGCCATTGTCATCTCGCCGACTTAATTTGCGGAAGATATAGGCGGGGGTGTTGTTGTCGCTCAATAGATTGTCATAAAGCGTTGATTTATCTTGACCCGCGTAGATGCAACTTGTTCCGTCAATGCTAAACCGATCCTTATGCTTCCCCGAGGGATTATAGATAAGAATCAGGAAGCTATTGGGATACCGCTGGCGCTGGCGTTCTGCGGCGGTTATTTTAATCGGTGGCATTTTAAGGTTGGTTGTTTTATATCTGAATGCTTCTTACCCAGACATTTTTTGTCATTTTTTAGGTTTATAATTTAAAATTTAAAATTTAAGATGATACCGTGCATTTCGGCGTATATCCTACTTGTTTTTCAAGAAAATCCATGCGGGCTTTGCCACATTGCATTTGAAAATACATTTTGAGGTCTTCAAAGATATATTTCAAGACCCATTTGGGTCGCGTCTTTAAATGGTTTATGACCGATGTATTGTGCGACCCGCGTTCTATCAATTCAAAAATTTCTATGCCAATTGCCGACTTACATAGAAGTATTATATTGTTTCGTTCATTTATTATTTCTTTGAGTCTTTTGCTTTCTTTTTCTTCTTTCAAGTAATCTTCCTTTTCGGTATGTGTGATAATAGATTTTTTAATGGATTTCTTTTTACAAAGTTTATCTATCGTCCAACATGGAAAACAACATAAAGGTATGCAACATTTGGCACATGCATCTATATTTGCGTAATCTGTTTCATTATATTTAGAAGTAGAAATAGATGTAGATTTAGAAAGAAGCAATACTGGGAGTATAATCACGGAAGACAAATCATCGCCCATTAGGTTAGTTTAAAGATTATAAAATATACATTATTTAATAATTTAAATTCTTAAACCCATATTTATAAGTAGATTTGTCAATAATAATGACCGACCTCATTAAAAGCATTGAATATATCATAGCTACACCAACAGACCGAACCGGTGAATCATGGACGGGTTATGAAATCACGACCGAAAAACAAATGATATCTGTTATGATAAACAATCATCAATCGTGTTGCGAAAAGTTTGACGTTATTCTCTTAACGGCCGATGACAAAGACACAGATGCATTGATTGGGGCAAATGTAAAATATGTCGGCTGGGGGTCAAAAGTTGCACCCGAATTAAAACAAACATTAGTAAAACATTACAAACCAGATTTTGATAAGTATGACATCGCCTATATTGTTATAGATATAGAAACCGATAGTGAATTGATACAATGCATTGCCTATAACGAACACAATGGCTATTATCCTCACTCGGTTAAAGTCTGTTGGAATAATGGTATGCAAGACATCCAAGAAATATAATATGAAGAGGGTATAGATTACATATATTTTACGGATGGATATGTATCGTGTAGCGGTGTGGTGTTCGGTCGGTAAAAATACTAAGGGTAGAAAACCCACGGATGTAGATACGTTGGTTGGCAAAGAAATTCCAGAAAATGTAGAATTTACCTATATAGATACTCTTGTTCCAAACACAGGAGATAGAACCCATAAAAATATCAATGTGCTTGAAGAAAAACAATCTATCCAATCGTTGGGAAGTCATTCCATAGACCCGCATTCGTTTGATGCGGTGCTTCTGGAAAATTGTCCTTTAAACAACCCCGTTGGCTTTTTGAATTTGCATACGAGCGACATTATCATCCATAATCTTAGTCTTATGCTAAAAGACAATGGCAAGGTCTATATAAGAGTTCTTTTTGATGCAACGAAAGACATCAATTTAATGACCCACCAGCATTCAAAAGGAAAACCGTCTTATTTTCCTTTTATTAAAAGTCCTTTTATTCCATATGTAAATATTTCTGCAAAAATAAATGAGACCCCTGATGTTCTCAAAGATGTGTCATTTATATACGAAACGGCGACGGAGGGTGGCTACTATTCTATTTTTCGCTTTGAAATGGATAAATATACAAATACTTCTGCAATCCAGATAGCTGGCAGAGGTGGTCGCAGTTCTGGTAGTAAGAAACCCCGAGGTTTAGAAACATTGACGGTGAAAGATTTGCAAGAACGTTGCAAAAAACGCAAGATTCCGTATTCAGGATTAACGAAACGCGAATTGGTTGCGGCGCTTCGCAAAATATAAACATAAATAAAATAGTAGAAATAGTAGAAATAGAAGCAACAAAATAAAGTAAAGATGTCAGCGAACGCAAGCGCACCGATTGAAATCAATATCCCTCTGGCGCTTCCTGTACAAGTCGCGTCGCCGAGCGTGAATAAATTGATGAAAACCATTGAATTGGAAATATCGCTGGAAATCCGTAAGGCCTTGGAAAGTCAACAATTAAATCCGATGTCGGCATTGGCGATTGTTCGTAAGGGAACCGAGTTGTTGGCCTCTTACAACACACTGACGGGAAATGAAAAGAAGCAATTGTTGATACGGGTCTTAGAGCATATATCTGCGGGCAACGACGGGATTCTGGGAACCGACGATGACCTTCTTCCAGAGGCCACTGTGATTGCGATACGCACTGTATTGGATGGGTCTCTGTTAGACGACGTTGTTGAAACCTTTGTTCAATTATCTAAGGGTAATCTTCAACCCGACAAACTGGTGTCGGTCGGCGCCCGCCTAAAAGAGGTTGTCTTAGGGCTTTTAGGATGCCTACGGCCGAACAATTCTAAGCCAGCAACAAAATCAAAACAAATCGCACCAGATATGCCTAATATGCCAGGAGTTGGAGGTGTTAAATTGGAGGCAATATAACTATGTTTGCTTCCTCACCCGAATCATCGGGGCTTTCTTTTTTGTAATCTTGGGGTCAAAGTCTTCCTCTTCTTCGTCTGGGGAAGGAGCAATCCCCAACAATTGCCGTTCCATCTGCAAGGCTTGTATATTCCAGAGTTTCGGGTCGCCCACACGGAAATCGTTGTGTAAATCGGCCTTATACCAATAGACTTGGTCTTCCAGTTTATTGCTTTGAACCTTGTTATCAATAACCAACCCCTCGTAATTTTCCGTGCATTGGTCTAAGACTTGCGAAAAAATCTCATAACTGGGAAACATACCCGCATATTGCTGATAAATCCGTTCCCGATTTTTCACCTGGTTTTCCCGTAGAATAAATACATAGTCTACGTTTGTCCGCAAATGCGGCGGAATACCCAGCGGATATTGCATGGTTATTAAGAACAACACTTTGTAATGCCGCCCATTCATAAACAGGCACCGAATGTTTTTGTCGGTCGGCCAGGTTTTGTCGTAGAGACAATCGTCTAATATAAAGAAAGCCTTCGGGTCAACCGAGGTCTTGCCATATTTCTTCTTTTCGGCATTGTATTGCTTGGTTATTTTTTCTTGGCGGTCTATGAATTTTTTCACAATATCTGGGCTGAATTCGTCGTAGATGAGCATGTTTGGCACGAAATTCTCAAAGAACTGATTGGCCTTTTCTGTGGGGGAAATAACAACACCCACGGGGAGTTTCTGATTGTGAAACATAACATCCCGCACCAATACGGATTTACCCGTATTCCGTTTGCCGATAAACAGCACCACACTGTCGTCTTTCAAATCACTCATAACAAATTTCTTGAGTTCCAATTTCATGATGGCAGTTGGGTTCGCCTGATGATTTTAGGTAGTTCTCTATTAAAGACACAGAGGAAAACAGTGGGAAATCCGACATATTCCTTTCAAACGTGCGTTTCAAACGGGGTCGGATGGGGTATGACCGGTTCTCAACTTTTATCTTTTTTCTATAAAAAAGTAAATCGTCTGTGTAAATAGAGTCGGTTGTGCCGTTAGATACATGGAGATTTCTGGCGCAGCCGCGAAAACCGCAGGCATGGCAACAAAAACCACATGTAAGCTTGCGGTAAGTTCCGGCGAAATCATGCGGCAGTTTATCCGCGAGAATCCAGGGATGTTTGCGTTGTATATTTTGATGTTGGCATTGATTCCACTGGTAGACATCGGGATTCCTCACATGGTCGGTAAATTGATAAAGTCCTACCGCATAGATAAACAACGTCTCAGCCAATATTTAATCGTCATTGTTGCATTGGTCGTCTTGGGTCAACTGGGTCATGTGCTTTCCAACAGTTTGGATGTGGCGCTCTTGCCCCGCATGGTTCAACTGGTGCGAAGTCATATCGTTCAATACTTATTCACCCTACAATCCAAAAACTATACCGAAATAAAAACAGGCGAAACCATTACGAAACTCATCAGGCTTCCAATGACATTCTATGGACTGGTTGAACAGTTTAAAAATAATTGGATGCCCGAAATCGTATTGGTGGTTGCGGGGGTCATCTATTTATTACTGGTTCACCCGCTAATAGGTTTTATTTCGCTTGTCTGTGCGCTGATTGTATTTTATATTTGTTATATAACTCTGTTTCAATGCGAATCGGTCAGCAGTCATCGCGATAAAACCTTTGGCGACACGATTGAAGAAACCGACGATGTGCTACAAAACGCCATCAGTGTCATCAATGCGAATCAACAAACGGCTGAATTGGAAAGAATCCGGAGGCGCCACGACGACTACGTGGATGCTTCCAATGCAGCATTTAGGTGTTCACTGAAACCCCGTTTCATGATGCTGCCAATTCTAATGGGGGTATTCACGGTTTATCTGGTTGCATCCTATGTTTCCATTCAATCTCAACGGCTAACCATGGCAAGTTTTGTGGTCGTCTTGTTGATTGTTATCCAAATCCTCATGTCGCTCTTTAAAATGTTGGGATTCCTAAGCGACACAGTGCTTCGCTGGGGAATCCTACGGCATTCCATGAAACTCTTTGAGTCTTGTCAGGAAAACGGCGCCGCACCCACCGCACCAGGCGCAGCGAATGCCACCGTAAAACCATCGCCATCGGTTCCTATGAAAGGATTGGTTTTATGGAATGTTTCTTATACATATCGGGGAGACCAAGGAGTTCGCCCTGTATTCCATCAGCTTTCTATGCATCTTCCTGAAACTGGTTGCACGTTGATTGAAGGCAAAATCGGCGCGGGTAAATCTACGATGCTAAAACTGCTGACGAAGTTTTTGACGCCAGATTCGGGCGAAATCTATATCAACGGCATGCCTTACAGTGCCTTGTCATCCGCAGATTTGCATCAGCTCTTGGGTTATGTTCCGCAGACACCCATCCTTTTCAATCGCACGGTCTATGAAAACATTGTTTACGGGGCAGAATCGCCGCCTTCCAAGGCCTCTGTGGAAGAACGCCTGAGGGAATTGGGGCTTGGCGAATGGATTGCATCTATGAATCGCGGCTTGGATACATCCGTCGGCCGCAACGGCCAACATATTTCGGGCGGCCAGCGTCAAATCGTATGGTTTTTACGGGTTTTATTCCAGGAAACACCCTATATTCTTCTGGACGAACCCACGGCGGCCATGGATGAACGGACGAAAACGCTTGTGTTCAAACTCATTGAAAAAAATAAGGATAAACATGGAATCATCGTGGTTTCACACGACCCAGCTATGCGGCGTTATGCAGACCATCGGTGGAAGGTTGGTAGTTCATAGAATAGGCTTCGGGTTTATCGGGCAATTGAGAGGCTTGTGAAAGCGTCAACTGGTATTTCGCCAGATAACGTTCGGCGTCTTCCACCGCGCCATTATGGTAATTGCCAGTAGCTTTATAATGATGATACATAATCCAATGATTGACAATTGCGGGTTGTAAATCAAAGCAATGCTTTAAAATCAAATCCATGCCCCACATATAAGGATTCGTTGGGTCAATATGACGATAATACCGCGCGTAAGTTGCGGATTTCATAAGATAAACAAACAGTTCGCAGCGTGTGCGTTTGATAAATGCGCGGGGATGCCGTTTTGCCAAATCGGCTTGATGTGCCATATACGGCCATGGACTCATGGAGGAGTCTTTGAGGCAAGGCGAAACAATGTCAATTTGATAAGCAGGGGTATCCAAAATCATAAAAAGGTCGCCCCACTGAATCGGTCTTTGAAATTCAATATCGTCATATAGAATCAATACGTAATCGTAGCCATTTGTCATGGAGGGTGGAACATGATTATAGAGATTGGTTCCAATAACACCAGGGGAAACAATCAGGTTTAACTTAGAAACCCGTTGATGGGCGGGTGTATGCCTTTCAAAAAAATCCATAGGAAAGTGTCGCTCGGTGGTATATTGCAGTATAACAAAATCCAGCTGCATTTCACTCGCGGAAGGATGCGCGGTTAGACAATGATAATTATGCGAAAGAATTTCCAATTTATGACCCCAATGGGGTTCGCCGAAGCCTGGAACAATGACAAGAACCGAGGGGGGCATCCTCATTTAATTTTTTAATATCTGTATGTTTATATAATTTAAGAGAGTTAAAGCTCTATTGAAAAAAATGATTCAACTTCAATAGATTAAAAATTAGCACAAGTTGGAAAAGTGATTAGATTCCTGTGTGAAAAGAGTATGAACGATACGAAAGATATGGTCATGAATGAAATGCAAGATGAGATTTATGATACTATTACAACATTAAGAGATGATATTCTTACTGCACTTATGAATCCAGTTGATAAATCGGATTCAAATGAATCAAATAATATTGAACAAAAATTCTTACATCCAGAGTCCTATTACGAAGAAAAAGTATGTGTATCAATTCACGATATTGATGAATTTGAACCAGAAATTGAATTTGTAGAAACACACAGTCAATTGGATATATGGAATTTTTTTAGAAGGCATACTTCGTCAGTTAAAACACATAAAAATATTGGAAGAAATATAAAATTATTGGTTCGTGATAAATTAACAAAGAAATATATAGGTATCATAGCAATTGGGTCTGATATTTACTATTGTGGCGACCGTGATACAGCAATTGGTTGGAGTAATGAACAATTAAAAGAAAATATTGGAAATATTGCAAATATCTGGGGATGTGTTGGATTACAACCCATTAGTTATAATTATAATATTGGAAAACTTCTTACAAGTCTATGTTTTACACGTGAGGTTTTAGAGTATTATAAAGATAAATATGGGGTTAAATTAGCAGGTCTTACAACATTTGGCGCATTTGGTAAAGCAATCCAATATGAAAGATTACCTTATATTAAACTTGTAGGTTTCACTAAAGGATATAATATAAATCGTATTCCTGATGATTTATACGCAAAGGCTTGTAAATTATATTGTAAGGTATTTAATGTTTCAAATGTATGTAATCGGGGTGGACGTTTAGATACACTTCTATGTTTATTTCGTTGGTTTGGAATTCCAGCAACAATGCTAAAAGAGAATGGAATTAAAAGAGGTGTATATTTCGGTTTTACAACACCAAATGCAAAGGATTTTTTAACAGGAAAAATAAATACATTTGAATTGCCTGATGATTTGCCAACCGTTAATAGTATATCATCTTGGTGGAAAAATAGATGGGCAAAACAACGAGTTCAAACTTTAAAAGATACGAATCGTTTTCAATCAACTGTAAAACCAAAATGGACTTGGGAGCCTTTAAAAAATCACAAACTTGTATATCAACGTCGTCTGTATAATATTGAAGTTCATGAATATGAACTTAGTGAGGAAGAAATTAACTATTATAAAAATATTATTTTAGAAGATTCTTATATTGCTGGATTTATTGACGGCGATGGAACAATTGGATATTACAATTCACAATACTCTGTTTATATAAGTATTACTCAATGTGATGTTCGTCCATTATTAGCTCTTCAAGAAATGTTTGGTGGAACAATCCGTATTAATCATCCACGGACAAGCCAAGAAAGAAAACAATATATTTATAATTTAAGTAAAAATACAAAAGCTCTTCTTAAAATATTAGCAGATAATTGTATTTTAAAATCAAAAAGAGCAAACTACTGCTATAATATTCTATACGGGGATGAAAATACACATAACAAAAATGAAAGTATACCATTTGAAGAACATGAAAAAATTGTAAATACCATAAAAAAACTACAAAAAGATTATACCCCTATAAATGACGATTATACAAGTCGTTTAAACGACCAATATATTGCTGGTTTATTTGATGCAGAAGGTTATATATATACAAGTGGATTACATAAAAAAAGTAATGGATTTATGGTAAATATTACACAAAAATCAAATCCTCTAATTTTGAATGCAATTATTAATCATTTGGGATATGGAACATGCAAACAATCGCATAGATGGAATGAATATACGATTAAAAATATTATATCATTTCTTTATAAAATTAAACCTTATATAATCGTTAAAAAAGAACAAGCAGAAGCTTTATTTCGTGTATATGAAACACAGATTAATTCTAATAATAAAAATAGTATAAAACACGAATTAAATTTAATAAAACAATTAAAACATAGGGAATTTAAAATATCAAAAGATATTTTAAAAGAATTAAATATATTAGGTCATGTTAAAAGAAAAAACTGGGAAAAACCAAAATGTTTAAAACCTATTAAAATAAAAGTAAAACAACAAAGATGCTCAAAAGGCGTTCCTTTAAAATACAAACATAGAGCTAATATTGCATTAAAGAATTCATTACGATCGCAAACTATTACAGATGATATGATTGATGCTGTTTTAAATATGAAAAATACACATACTCAAAGTGCGATTTCAAAAGAATTAAAACTTTCACGCGAAAAAATTTATAAAATTATTCATGGTATAGTTATAAAGAAAAGTGAATTAACATTAGAGTTCAAAGAGAAGCAAGTATTAAAAAAACAGAATCGTAAAGATTCTTTAACACCTGAAAAAATAAAAGAATTATCCAATATTAACAGACGTAAAATTACATTAGATAAAATGGTATGGATTATGAAACAAATTCAAGAACCAAATGAATCACCTACTTCTTTATTTGATAAACTAAAAGAAGAAGCTTTGAGAGATGGAATAAAAATTTCATATACAATTACTCCCATACTTTATATTATTAATGGAAAAACACGCCCATATGATAGTGAATTTCCTTTATTGGGTTCTATTACCAAAGAAATGTATGAAGAATGGTTAGAAAATATTAAAACAAAAGATTTTGATAAAGCACATAAAATACAAATGTCTAAAAAAACACGTTCAGTATCCTCAGAAACCATTCTTAAAGTATATTTACATTGGGATAAAAACCCATCTTTAACAAAAACTGATTTAGCAAGAATATTTAATTATGCACAAAGCACACTCCGAAGATTCATTCAAAATCCGTCTTTATATTTTTCATGTGATTTCCCTGTTGAAATTGAAGGTAATACTTATACATATCAAGATTTCTTAACTCTCGCTGAAAAATGGTGTAAAAAATAAATATTTATAAAATTATAAAATGGTTCCTTTATGATATCTTACTTATGTTTTATTTTTTATGAACTATTATGGTATATTAAATAGTAGCCTTTTATATTTTAAAAGAACGGAAAAAGAATTTAATAATATTATGTGGGCTGCAATGGTTGAAGTATTCGCTCTTAATTAGAATATGCAAGGCCGCCCATGCCGCTCATCACGCGAAGTACGTTGTAGGAAACGGCGAAGACAAGGATTTTGGCCGCAGATGAGACTGAAGTGGTAAGGTTTAGCACAGCAGAGTCAATACGGGACATATTGAGGGAGCCCGAAGGTTGGTGAGATTCGGGTTGCAGAGCGAAGGAGTAAACGTTGATGCCGGGGGAAGCAGGCACGTTTTCGTGGTGTTGGAAGGGTTGTACCAGGTTGAAGTAGGAGCCAGCGCGTTCAGCGAAGCGGTCTTGGCCGTTCAGTTGCAGCTTGGCGGCGGTCAGGATGGACGCGTTGGCGATGGCGGAGGAGACAACATCGGCGGCGGCGTTTTGGAAGTTGAACCATTGGTTGGAGCCAGTGGCGGTGTCGCTTTGGACAACCCACACAAGTTCCTTGCAGGGGTGGTTGAAGTTCAGTTTGACCTTGTTGTTGGTTCCGGTGACCGATTCAGCGCCAGTGAATTGCAGTTGTTCAATCAGGTATTCGTGGCTCAGTTGAGCGAACCGGCGGCGTTCGTCGGTGTCCAGGAAAATGTAATCCACCCACAGGGACGCAGTAATGTCGCCAGAGGGAGAGGAGGCACCCAGGCGCACGCATTCGCTCTTGGTGCGGAATTCAATGTTAATCTTCACTTCGTGGTATTGCAGGGCAATCAGGGGCAGAGCCAGGCCAGGGTTGCGGCAGAAGAAGAATTCCAGGGGAACATACAGGGTGCTGTAAGCATCGCTGGCGGGGGAGCTTTCGGACAGAGCCGCGGCTTCACCCACCATCTTCTTGAAGCCAGTCAGCTTACCAGTGGGCAGAGACAGTTCATTCCAGATATACATCCATTCGCCGTAGTGCTTGTCAATGCGTTGGCCACCGATTTCAAGTTCAACGGTCTTAATCAGCGCCAGGCCGATGTAGTCCACATAGGTGTTGTTGTCGGAGGTGTCGGGCAGACCCACTTGCAGATACATGCGGTGAATCAAATCACCGTTGCGGGAGATTTGGCAGGTAACGCGCTTGCCGAAGCCAACGGTTCCGTTGAAGGTTTGTTCAATGGATTCCATGGAGAAGTTGGTGTGGCGACGGTAGACGACCTTGAAGAAGGTAATCTGGGGGTTGCCAGTCAGGTAAACGTCTTGTGCGCCGTAAGCAACGAGTTGTAGAAGTCCTCCGCCCATGGAAAATCAATTGGAAGTGTTGGTGGTTGTGTCTAATTATACTTTAGAAAATAATTTTATAAAAAGATTTAAAAAAACGAACGCATCCTTTTAGTTATAGACCTTTTGGGATAGGTTCCCTTTGACCCGATGTTTAAAGAAAAATCTGGGAAAAAACGAATACATCATGTAGATTCTTCCAAGGAACTGACCTTGGATGCGCGGCACTCCCGAATGATAGAGGATTTTGAAGAGAAAACCCGAGAAATGGAGGAACTCAAAAAACGCCTGGAACACACTCTACAAGAACAGAAACGCTGGAAGGATACCATTGCCGAGTTATGGAATGAACACGGGGAATTTCGGGAAAATACGGAATCCAACGATGCCTATCAGGAGGCTTGGAGTAGTAATTTAAAATGGATGGATTGTCGCATGGAATTAGAGCGGCAAATCAAAGACCTGCAATCCAAACACCAGGAGATACACTATTTTGAAAGCACGGGTAAAATCCTGTTTGATTACTATGACCTTTTGGAACAGCAAGAAATGGAATCCACGGCTTCCCCGCCTGAAACGCAATTTATTGAGCCGCCCCCGATGCCAGCGGCTGCGGGTTCTGTGAAATCCCGCAAACGCCATTTGCCGACATTTCGCACCCGAACGATTTTAGAAGCCTTCCAACATTACCAGACCTTGAACGATGAGGAGTGTTTAGAACAGTCCCATACACAATCAGAAGCATCGGCACAAGTGGCACAAGCGGCGGCGCCCCAGCAAACGCCTCGGCAAACGCCTTCACAAACCTCCAAAGAAGACAAATCCCCGGATACAAGCGATGGCTACAACGACACCCCGCTGCACAATACGGCGCCAAATAAACAGATGTTGGTGGACAAATACATGAGCATGATAGACAAGTCTTATTTAAAGCCGAATTATCAGGAACAACAGTTAGGGCAATGCCCGCATTGTCAAATACAGTTAATCTATTTGGTTCAAGACGGGATAACCATCTGCAACGAATGCGGGTATCAGGAAATATTGCTGGTAGAACAAAATAAACCAGTTTATCGTCAGCCGACAAAAGAAGCGTCGCATATGTCGTATAAGCGTATTAATCATTTTAATGAATGGATTAGTCAAATCCAGGCCAAAGAAAGCACCGATATTCCAGAAGAAATCTTTGAACGCATCATCCAGGAAATCAAAAAGGAGAAAATAAAGGACACGACGAAGATTACGTATAATAAAATGCGCGATATTTTGAAAAAATTACAGGTAACCAAATATTACGAACACTTGAATTATATCTTGGGTCGCATAACAAATCAACCTACGCCGAATTTTTCACCAGAATTGGAAGAAAAACTGCGAACGATGTTTAAGGAAATTCAGGGACCCTTCTTAAAGCATTGCCCGAAAGACCGTAAGAACTTTTTATCATACAGTTATGTGCTTTACAAATTTTTCCAATTGTTGGAAAAAGACGAATATTTGCGATTCTTTCCATTGCTAAAAAATCGCGAAAAATTACACTTACAAGACCAAATCTGGCGAAAAATCTGTGCTGACCTCCATTGGGAATACATTGAATCTATTTAATCCCAATCCCCGCTTAATGCGGGGCTTAGAATATCCCCGCATTAAGCGGGGAAGCCGACCAGATTGAAGCCCATGCCAATACCGGCACCTTGGCGGATGGAGGAACCGATGGAAGGAGCCAGGGCATCCAAGATGGCAAAGGCCGAAGCCGCCACCACCGCCAGAATGAGTGCCTCATTCCATTTCAAGGGGTTGGTCGGCAGAATCAGCGACACAATCGCAACTGCCGCACCTTCCATGATATATTTCACAACCCGCGTAGAAATCTCTTGCATAGACACAGTGGTTTCCATGGTTAAACCCAGCGATAATACTCTTTCTTTGACTACTATTATTTTAGAAAAAAGTTATTTAAGGCAAAAAGCATCTTTCAATGTATCTTTTTAATTGGCATCCATCATGGCGTCGTCCAGTTCTCCTGTGTCTACTGTCGTCAGCACCAAAGAGGTAGATTACTTGGACGAAGATAAACCTCTTCGCGGACAAAACTATGTGTGTCTATCGTTTGTCAGTCCAGAAGAAACCCTGGCCAACAAAGAAGTCTTTGCATTTTCCAAATATTTGACCGCATTTTCCCTGCAATTCCAGACCATGATTGACATGCTGAAACTGCGTTATCCCAACGACCATGACCTCTTGAATTCACTGGTGGAAAACCATCGGTTTCTCTTTAACGGCGATGCCCTACAAGACGACTATCGTCTATTCAGGAATACCCAATCTTCAACGATTGACAGCGAATTCTTGGAAAAGAACGACTTTAAAACCTGTGTTCGCGGCATTAAAGTGCGTGGGTCTTTTGAGACGTTGAAAGAAGCTCAGCTACGGGCGGAAGTGCTAAAACGTATGGGCGATAAATTTGACATTTTTATCGGCCAAGTCGGCTGTTGGTGCCCTTGGTCGCCCAACCCAGGGGATTTGGAAGACCAAGAATTCGCCGAAACGCAACTGAATACGCTGATGAAAAAATACAAGGAAAACATGCAGCTGAAAGACGCTTACTACGAACAACGCAAACAGGATAAAATTGAGAATGCCCTGCTTGAAAAAGACGCATGGACGAAGCGTCAAGCCGAAGCACTTGCAACCGCAGCGGCGACGATGGAGGCCAGCACCAGCGGCTCCGCCGGCGGCGATGCACCTGTGGATTCCATGGATATTGTGGAAACCGTGGAAACCGTGGAAACCGTGGAAACCCCGGCATCAAACTCTACGGCGTAATAGTTTCTAATGTTATTAGCAGGATGAAAGCGATATCTGTCTTTCTTTTATTTCTTGGAACCATCTTGGTATTACAAGGATACTACGACCAGAAAACCACTCAGGTCTGTTCGCAAAAACAGCCCGAAGTGAAACTGGTTCCCATGTCTATTTATGAACAGCAAATGAAACCCGAGGAATCCCTCAGCCAATTCTATAAAAGTATGTTTGAAAGCAGCCTTATATGGCCGCCGTTGAATTTACCCGCCGAAGCGGCGGCGGCCGCACAGGCACCGATTCCGGTAGCAGAGTCTCAATAATCCCAACGGCAAACACATATACACATATACAAATATACTCATCATATAGATACACGCACACAGAGTTAACATAAAAATAATTCGTTTTGTTTTATTAAGATGACCGCGACCCCCACCGCCGCCATTGCAACTGCCTTGCATGCCTTTCGTAAAACCCTCTTTGAACATGTGGCAAACCCAAATAAAACCGACTTGGATACCGTAGAGAATGCATGGAAAACATGGGAAACCGAATGTGTAAAATACGAGCATCGCTGTAATCAACAAACAACGCATTACTTAGAAGTTCACCATGGCGACCGTTTGACCTATGAAACCAACTATGCGGAATATCGGCAATCGCTTCAATTTGCCCGACAGGCCGCCGAAGAAGCAACCTTGGGAGAATTTCATAAAACCACCGAGGCTTATTTAAAGGCCTGTATAAAACCTCCGACGGTGCTTCAACGACCATCGCAAATTTACACGGCAATGCTCTACAATCCACCTAAATTGGCAATACCCGAATCCAAAGCCAAACCCGAGGAAGAAGAGGAGGAAGCCGAAGAAGATTATGAGGCCGAGGACGAGGAAGACGAAGAGGAGGAAGCCGAAGAAGAATATGAGGAGGAAGAGGAGGAAGACGAATAATACAAATACAAATACTATTTGTCGTATTACATTAGAAAGAAGGCGAACGACACGGGAACACAAAAAACATGGCTACTTTTCAGTTTCGCTTGGGATGGTTTTTAATCGCATTTGCAGCGGGGGTATTATACGTCTATATTAGCCATCCAAGGCCGACGATTGTCTATAAATATCCCACCCCTTACAACAGCGGAAAAGTGGTTTATGCAGATGCCGCTGGAAACTGCTATAAGTTCAAAGTAAAAACCTTAGAGTCCTGTCCTGAGGCAGATGACAAAGTGGTTCCTCAGCCAATTGTATGAGGTTTTCGCCAAGCCCCATCTCAGCCCATCCCATCCCAAAGCACAGAGAATATGACACCTATCATATAGAATAAGAATAGAAAGCGCACAATGAAAACGGCGTCTGGGTTTCGGCGATTGGCCGAACGCTTGATTTATACGGAACGCGGGCAAATTATAAGCAGTTTATTGATGGGGTTTGCCTTAGCTCTGTTGTTTCGCAAAGCATGCGATGCACAAAGTTGCCGCGTCATCGTAGCCCCGCCCGTGAAAGACATCCAAAGCAAGATTTTTAAACTGGAAGATGCATGCTATGTATATACCCCAGAGGCCATCAAATGCCCCGAAGGCGACAATCCGAAGATTATCCCCAGCGAAGTCAACGATGGCGCGGCCGCCTCTGCATAAAAACAATGAAAGCAATGTGTTTAGAATCGGTTTATTTTTATCCATCTGGAAGTTATACGATAGCTCCCAGACCCAGAATAACAAATTATGTCTTCACCTCAACTTCCAGCGCAACCCACACCGATTCTTATGGCAACCCCGATGCAAGCATTGGAAGCCTCATCGGCGGCTGGCGCAAACAGCGAAATCCCCCCGAGCCTTCCAGACCCATCCGTAGCCGATTTGCTGAACGAAATGGAAAACGAAGTATTCCAAGCAAAACAAGCACAGGCCACTCATTCCAGCCACGCAGGCCATTCAGACCACGCCATGCCTATGATGCCTCAAATGCCCATCGGTATGCCCCCAATGGGAACTGCGGGCGCACCGGGTGGCGGTGGCTACGGTTCCTATGCGGCCAATCGCATTGGCGACGAGGGCGGCTTATCTAAATGGATACAGGTTCCCCATTTAAAGACCGCAGTCATCGCCATGCTACTCGCACTACTCATCTTTTATCCCCACGGATTCTTCCCAGCACTCTACCAGCGTTTCTCACGCGCCAGCACACTTGAAGCTTATGACCTTTTCATTCGCATCTTTTTATTGGGTGTATTCTTCTATATTGTTCTGGTCGCCGTTCCGTATTAATCCACGGAATTCCACAAAACCAAATGCAAAAAAATGATTTAAATTCCCTTGTTTCTTTTTAACGAAAACCACCAATATCAAAAATGGAGGACGATACAATGGTTCATATTCACCCTTCGTGGAAGCCTCTGTTTGACGCTCAAAAGATACGGCTTTGTAAAATAAAGAAACACTTGGAAAAACTTAAAAAGGCAGGAAAGGTTATTTATCCACCCTCAGAATGCATTTTTAAAGTCTTTACCAAAGACCTCTATCAAATCAAAGTCGTGATTTTGGGACAAGACCCGTATATTCGCCCCAACCAAGCCATGGGTTTATCATTTTCGGTTTCCTCCAAAGAACGCATCCCACCGTCTCTGCAAAATATATTCAAAGAACTCCAAGACGAATACCCGAATACTTACCATTTTACCCACGGAGATTTAACGCGTTGGTTTGAAAAAGAACATCTCTTTCTTCTAAATGCCGCCCTTACCGTTGAAGAGGGACTTTCTGGTAGCCATATGCAACTTTGGGAAAAATTTACAAACAATGTCATACGCTATATTGCCGACAATCATCCATCGGCCATTTATCTCTTTATGGGAAATTTCGCAAAATCCAAAAAGAGTATCCTTCCACCATCTGCATACCCAAACATCGTATCATGCGCCCATCCATCGCCTTTAAGTGCTTACCAAGGATTTTTCAAATCCAACGTTTTCAAAAGCATCAATGAAAAATTAACCACCCGAGATACCTCACCCATTTGTTGGCAAAATTGATATGAGATAAAAAAGTCAAATTAAAGAATTCATAAAAGAATTTACGATTGTTATTAAAGACTTCACGGGCGCGTTTTATAAAGATTTACGATAAACGTTTTGTCGTTATAACTCGGGACTTTTACACGGTCTCCGGTGTAGACTTCGCGGCAGCCAGTATCATCGTTAGAACATTCGCGATTCTCAAATTCTACGGGCAACCGAATGCTTTGGTATTGGTCGGTTGCGGTCGTATACAGCCAGCGGTCGCTGTTTTTATAGCGCAACGATTGGCCGAAGAGAGGCAACAATACGGGTTTGCCATCGGTTGCACCCGCGCCTTCTTCGGGATTTTCCATTTGCAAATAGCCGATTTGTTGCTGGGTATGCTGTTGGCGCCAACTGGGGTCATTTTGGGGCTTCATGTTCCAATCATGGGATTTTGAGCCAATTGCGCTTGCGTTCGTATCCGCCTCTACCCCATCCCTTACCAGAAGCACGACACGTTCGGTTGCTTGGGAATTCGTTGTTTCCCCACCGACCATCCTACCACCACGCAACGACATAACAAGTGCCGCCACTAAACCCACGGTCAAGACCGCACCCAATACCCAAACGACCCGCATCATCCATTCGTATTTCTTTTTATAATTCATGACAAGAAAGTTATCAAATAACGAACACCTTGAATATATCTATCTAATCTGCAAGAAGACAAAGATTTTATCCTTTGTTAAAAATAGATAGTCAAAGATTTAAGAATAGTCCCATCCATATGGTTGGATTTTACCCCATCAGCGAAGCCTATAAGCGGCTACAAAACGGCGGTTTGAGCCCCAATTCCTTAGAAGGATTTGCCGACGAATCCCAAACCAAACAAAGCATCATTCGCATTTTCGTGAGTGTGAGCCTGATGGTTCTGGCGATTCTCATAGGCTTTGTATTCCTTTGGGCATATCGCCGCGAACGCACCCTGATGATCGTTGTGTTGTCGGCCGTGATCTTTATCTATGCGATTCTGGTGTTGGTCTTTACGTTAGTCCAACGCGAAAAATTAGATAATATATACTTTCTGCTTCTTACGGGCAGCAGTGCGTTCATGACAACCATGGCAGTTTTATTGATTATCATATTCTCTATCATTGCCTCCCGTCGTATGGGCGACAGCTACATGGGCGACCAAGCCCGCGATTATTTGTCGCGTGCCGCAGCCGCACCTGCATCGCCCCCGTCGGTTCCTTCCAGCGAATATTAAGCCGCCCCCGTAAGCGGGTAATTCAAGGCCGCCGTTGTTTTAGAGGTATCCCATCCTTGAAACGCCGAGCGGTCGGTATTGAGACCCTGGGCGCTGTATACGGGTTCCCCATAGACCCCTTGGATACCCACCATTTCTTTTTCAAAGGCCACCTTGTCCACCACATTGGTCTGTGCGCGTTCTAAATGGTCAGCGGTGGTATACAGCGATTTCGTGCGAAGCGAATAGTCATTGTCTTGGTGCGACGAAATCCATCCAAAGACATTCAAATGATTCACATGGGTGCGATACAACGCCACCAACAGTGCCAGCGCCAGCAAAAAGCCGGTGGCCATATCCCAAAGAACCAGTAGGAATATCGCCGCCCCTCCCACCAGAATCAAGAGGGTTTCATTGCGAACCCAACTAAAATAGGGAATTTGAACGACCAATACGGCCACCAATAATACCAACGCAATGACTCGTGTGAGTTCTTTTAGACCAATGACAAAGCCTTTCATACTATTACTACTTTAACCAATATAAAATATAAAATTTGTGTTTATTTTTGCAAGAATCCATAACTACTCTTCTTTTTACCAGTCTATGTGTCATATATCGGCGTTTAAGGCTTACTCACTAAAAGAGTATGTATATCCTTTTTATTTGGTTTTAATAAAAATGGCAACAGCCACAGCAGCCGCCCCAAAGACGTATTTGACGCGCAGAGGCTATGCGGTGTTAAAAACGGCAGCCAATGAAGAACTCATTGCCCAACTCAAAGAAGAGTTGACGATGACCCCTGTAAAAATGCCCGATATGATTGGTGCGGATGCCACGCCGTTCCCGATTTACCGTGAAAGTTCCAAGAAATTATATATTCCAAAATACTTTGGCCTACAACGCTTTGGGGCACCACAATATGACACCCTGCCAGCCGGCGAAGACACCACTCTCACCTTTAAAGGCACTCTGCGGGAAGAACAACGAGTCCCTGCGCAACTCTATATAGATGCCGTGCGTTCCCCGACGGTCATGGGGGGCATCTTGTCGCTTTTCTGTGGGGGCGGAAAGACCGTATTGGCGCTGTATTTGACCGCCTATTTCAAAAAGAAAACCCTCATCTTAGTTCACAAAGAATTCTTATTGAACCAGTGGAAGGAAGAAATACACGCGTTTTTACCCGAAGCCCGCGTGGGTCTTATCAAACAATCCAAGGTGCAAGTGGAAAACAAAGACATTGTGCTTGCCAGCGTTCAAAGTTTAGCAATGCGCGACTATCCGGCGGAACTGTTTGATTCCTTCGGGATGGTCATTATAGACGAATGCCACCATATGGGTGCCGAAGTGTTCAGTCGGGCGCTGCCGAAAATAACCACCCGCATTCAATTGGGTCTTTCGGCCACCCTGAAACGCAACGATGGAATGACCAAGGTTTTTTATCATTTCCTCGGCAAACCGGTGTATCAACAAAAGAAACGCGCCGACACGGGAACCGAAGTTATCATGTGGTCGTATTATGACCCGCATCCAGACTACGGACGCGAACAATCGTTCATGAAGGCTGGGCGGAAAATCCTTAAAACCCCCAATATGATTTCTGCAATTGCTGCGTTTGAACCACGCAATAAAATGATTCTGGAACTTCTATGCGACTTGTTGAAACGCGAGCCCGGGCGGCAGGTATTGATTCTATCCGAGCGAATTACGCATCTGCATACATTGGAACGAATGATAAACGCGGAGTTGCCTGAGCGCACCGTCGGGTATTACATCGGCGGGATGAGTCAAGAGGCGTTGGATAAAAGCGCGACCCGCCATATTCTGCTGGCGTCTTATCAAATGAGCAGTGAGGGTATGAATATTCCCACACTGAATACGCTGATATTGGCGTCTCCTATCAGTGCTGTGGAACAATCCATTGGTCGCGTTCAACGCCAAAAACCCAGCGAACGTCTATATATTCCTTTGGTCATAGATATATGGGACAGATTTTCGCGTTTTCAGGGTCAAGGGCGCACCCGTTTGAAACACTATCAATCCCAGGGCTATTCCATTCGGTTTGAGGGATTGCCCTTGGACGAACGCCTACAAGCCAGTTTAGAGCCACTTTTAAACGATGCGGATGCGGACACTGACCCTTCGTCTTCCAACCCATCTTCCTCTAAGTCTTCCAAGGCCTCCAAGACCCCCAAAACCCCTCAATTTGCTTATCGCGACGATGACGCGCCAAATCCTTAAACCATTTTAACCGTATGCCTACAAAGTGGGCACAAGAAGACCCCTTTGTCAAACCATTCAAATAAACAGATTTCGCAAAAGACATGTCCACAGGGCAACACACGAACATCGGTTCCTTCTTGGCCAATGCAGATGGCACATTCATCCTCGGGGAGATGTGGTCGCCGGGGCAAGGACATGTATAACCGACGCTTCTTTTCTTTTTTCAAAAAGTCTTTCACCAGACCGCGCATACCTTCGTCCAGGGAATCTGTATCGCTTCCTTCCTCGGCACCACTGCCATCTTCGGCACCCTCGCCGTCCTCGCCGTCGTCATAACCAACCAAAAAATCCAATTGTTGTTGAAAGCATCCCCGAATACCCGACGCCAGTAAATAAATGGAACCCGTGAATAAAATAATTTCACAGAACATTCTATATTTATGGAATTTTACGTAGTCTTTACGTAGTCCTTACTTATTTTTTGAAAGGATGTATTTCTCTATATCCTCACACCAACAACGCTCAAAGTATTCCACGATGGTCAAATAAGTTTCTATGCCAGATTTTGACATATTATGCATTTCATAGACCGTATCGGCATGAAGGGGGTCTTTTTTACGAATTTGTTGACAGAGTTCATACATCTCTCTGGCATCTTCCAATGAAATATAGGCATATTCGTTGGGATACAATTGAAAGACCGCGCATTCATCACGAGAAAGACACTTTATAGAACGCGTCGTGTAATTCATTGATTTTGCGAAGGGCTGCTTTAACCCCGCGACCGCACTACCAACTGCGTTGTTTCGTTTACGCAACATGGTGGATGTCAAGAATTGCAAGAATGTCAAGTAGTAAATTATCAAGTTAACAAATTAATAAATTAAATGAAACCAATAAAAGAAACCCCGCTCATTTTTTATTCTATGATAGACTTTAGAGAGTCTTTAATCAAAGCATCCTGCGATCAAGAGTCCAAGCGACCATGAGAACCACCGCATCTCAATGGAATGTTGCCCTCAGCATAACGGTGATTGTATTGCTGTTTTATATTTTCTTTCTGTATTCTCGCCCGCGTCCCGTGCAATCTACCATTGTCATTCAAACGGCCACACCAGAAACAGCAACTTCGTCCCCTGGAACAAATGCCCGCGGCGTTCCCGTCGCACAATCGCTTCCTTTCAATAAACCCTATGTCTCTACAATGACCTATCATGCATCTCCCGTCGGTTCCGCGCCAACTTCGCAAAATGCCCTCAACAGCTATTATACACCTGCCCGTTCAGGCATTCCTACGGATTTTACGATGGAGTCTTGCAGCTGCCCGTTTTCTAAACCCCAGTCCACCGACCTACCGATGCCATCTTTACCCACATGTGTGCTCTTAGAGAAATCCTCTTATAAACTATCGGATTTCTAAAAGATAAAAAATGACCTAAACGCTTTACTCTATACACTTTATACATACAATAGAGGATAAAGAATAAAGGTGATAGGAAAGTGGAAAAATGCATACCGGTGTGATTTCTTTTTGCGACCGCATCGCGTTTAATATCAAATCCAGCGATGTAAAAGATGTTCTATTGGATGAACTCCATGCAAAATTCGGCATTAAAATCCTTCAACGACACTGGTTTCCCTTGGACGAAAGAAACAAAGACCATATTGCGCGCTCGCCGCATTCGTTGATGTTGCGTTCCAACGGAAACCCGTATTATCTCTATTTTACCCATTACGAAGATGTGTCTCAAATGATGTTCATTGATAAAAAAGTGCATCCCAATTATGAAAAACCGCGCATCATTCTCATTCGTGGCCAATTTGATGAGCGACTTTTTGAGAATACGCTGTTAGAGGGGGAAATGGTGAAAGACGAACGCAACCAATGGATTTTCCTTATCAACGATGTTATTGGCTATCGTAATCGCTGGTTGGAAAACGAAAGCCTTCCTCAGCGACTTGGGCGTGCCTACGACCTATTCCAAAAAATGTATCGCCCCGATGCGTTGATGGATGTTTGTCAGTTTCATATTAAAAAGATTTTTCCTGCCATCCAGAGCCAATGGGATGCACTCATGGAACTACACCAATCTCTTCCTTATACGAACCGCGGGGTGTATGTTTGGCCACATTCATTGAAATACAAACCGAAACTGATGAACTTTGACGATTCTGTTATTAAGAAGGTTATACGCAAAGTCAAAGACGACCCCATGTTTCGCGAAACCTTACCACCTCCGCCGGCTGCGGCTGCTAAAACACATACGGATTTGCCACAAACTGCATTCTTACAATCAAACCCACAATCAAATGCGTCGTGTGGGGACGAAACCCCACGGGGCAAAACCCCACGGGGCGATGCAGTCAAAGACTGCAAGCTGGCGAAGCCCGAAACCGCACTACAAAAAGTTCTGTATCTGCGTAAAACGGAAAACCCCGATGTTTATCATGTGTTTGAAGAAGAACAATCCAAGACAAAATTGGGAACCGCCTTTATTTCGTCGTTGGCTCTCTCTAAACAGATTCGTGCCATCTTCAAAGACCTTAATGTTATAACGTCGGTTTCATTTCTTTGCCGTTTTGACCCCAAGTTTGAAAAATGGGTTCCAATTAAAAAACAATGAAGGCCATTTTCTATTATGTAAATTAGAGCGTATATATTATTTTACTATTTTATTACTACAACCCCCGAATAAATCCTTCCAAATCCTGTTGCATTTTTGCCATATCCACATTTGGGGCATAGTGGAACCGCAAATAATATTGATAGGTGTCATCGTGAATGCAGTCTTCCAGCAAATGCAAACGATTGTTAATTTTAAAACTCCGTCTCACAATACTATCATTTTTATGAACTTCCAACGAACACGGAAAACGATGCGAGGGTAAAGTGTCTTCCTGCAAGACCAGCCGATATATCTTGCCGTCGGCGGAGACATCATCTTGCAATGCCTGGCGGAACACCGTTCGTTGGCCGTCGTTGGAACGGTCATAGACATACAAGAGTTCTTTATAGCGATATTCTTCCAATACTTGGGGATTCCTAAAACGAATGGATGGAAACTGAGGCCGCGAATAAGACATCTCAATATGCCATGCATTCGGGTCTTTCAAATCGGTTATATTGGGTAGAAAATACCATTCCACGGTGTTTGCCAAAGGATGACCGCTCATAACCGTCAAATCATATATAGCATTGGTGCTGTTCATTTTACGAATTATAATGGAAACGATACGTATAACACTGAATCTGCATATCATTTTTTCCCTAAACCAAAAAATGATACGGCATAAAGCCAAAGTGTTATTAAGACTTAAACACACCTGATAACCACAACCATTGCCACAATGACTACTATCCAAGAAACACCGGTTCCAGTGCGTCCCATCAACAATCATCATCCTTTACGCGACCAGGCGATTCAAAAGTTCCAGCAGCTGGGATTGAGCGAAATAGAAGCCCAAGACCTTGAAATTGGCATCTTCAATCATACAATGGATTATTGTCAGGCTCACCAGATTCCCTGCAATTGGCTTTCCGCGGGTTATATGCAAGCATATCTATGCAAAGTCCGGCAACTCTATGCCAACCTAAACCCCAACGCTTATTTAAAGAATGCCAAACTTCTGACCCGGATGAAAACCGAATATGAAATCATGCCTCACGAATTACCCTCTTATGATCGCGAACGCCTGTTCCCTGAAATGTGGCAGAATATCATAGAGAAAGCCCATCTCAAACAAAAAGAAGCCTACGAACACAAACAGGTTCCTATGAGCGACCGCTATACCTGCGGAAAATGCAAAAAGAAGCGAATTACGTATTACGAACTACAAACCCGTTCGGCCGATGAGCCGAGTACCCATTTCTTCTCTTGTTTGGACTGCGGTTTCCGTTGGAAGAATTGAGGTTTACTTAAAATAGAACTAAAAATATACTAAACACCCTAAAAATCGTATAAAGCATTCGTTATATGAATCATATAAACTAAACATAAACAATAAAATGGCACCTTTTGCGGCCATCGCACATTTTCATACGATTCCAAGTGCTCTCATTGCGTCTTTTATGCATTCTCTGGATGTCGTAAAAGAACATGTTAAATTTCTAAACCCAGTCTATCATCTCATAGACTATAATAGTGTAGGGTTTATGGAAACACCATTGGGGTATCTTTTGGAGCTAATTTTACCCCGCTTTAAGAAAAACGATCTTCGTGTAGAACTCTATAAAATCCGTGAAGACTATGAAATGCGTATCTCGGGAAATCTCAATTCTAAATCCTTTTCGCAACAATGGAAACTTCCCAACGATGCCGATCCCGAATCTATGGAAGCCTATTTGGCAGACGGTGTCCTCAGCATTCGCGTCAATAAAATCATTCCCGAACCCGAACACGAAACACCCTTGATTCGCACCATTCATATCAATTAATCAATTAATAAACGAAGAACACCCTTACGCCGCCCGTAAGAGATGCCGAACGGCCACCAGACTCAGTTCATTGAGTTTCCAGTATTCATGCTTTCCATCGGGCATCCGCCTTTCTACGATGTAAGGCAGCCGACCTTCCATGATTTCCCGCAAAGCGACCGCGCGGAATTCCATGTTGGTTTTTATGCGAAAATCGGGTTCCAATTCTACGAGCGGGGGTGCCCCCTTAGACAAATGCGTGGTTCGCAAACCGATGATTTGATTAAATTCGTATTTTGTCAAAAATGGCCGCGAGCGCCGTTCGCTTGCCAAATTCGCCTGAATCGCATCACGGGTATCCAGAATGGTCGTTGTGGGATGCATCTTCTCTAAAAAGTATCTTGATAATATATTCTCTAATTCCTTTATTCCTTCGTGCTTTCATCATTTTTTTAGTTGGAATTCCTGATAAAGACCACAGTAGCCACAATGATCGCAACAATAGAGATACTTTAATTCTGTGGGATGGTATTTCAAATAAAGCAGGCGCGACGGTTCGCCCGCGGCCGTTGGCGCACAGCTCGCATCTGGGCATCGTAGATTTGGGTCGCACACCCGCGGGAGCGTCGGGTCAAACCGCAGATACTTATTTTGATGTTGCAGATAGAGCAAATCGTCATCTGTATAGAGTGTATGACTGATTTTATAGGGCTTACGTTTGGTATCGCTGGCTTCCATCCGCTTAAAGGATTTGCAGTTTTTGCAATATTGATCAAGATTTTGTGTCTTTGCGTCCGTTCGCATATAAAGCATATTGTCGCATAGGTCGCAGAATTCCATGGTGAAATTACGACTATATATAAGACAATCCAATAACACTTTATATCTATATCTATACTCTAAATCATTTTTTAGACATCCTTATTTCTTAATGGATTATAGTGAATATAAAGGTTCCCAAATGAAACCGACGATCAAAAAGGCGCTGTTGGAATTGCCACCGCTAAGGAAGCCATCGGCAAAAACGCCGTATTATTTGGAACAACAGAATAAACTATTAAATGCCTGCCAAGAAGGTAATTTGAGAACCGTCATTCATATTATGGAAGAAGCCGAAGATACAAAACTGGATTTAAACGAGTTATTAAACGACCCGTTCACAAACCATCAATGGACACCCTTGATGGTCGCGGCTTATTACGGTCATCTAAACATCGTTTATTATCTTATAACCAACGAAGCCAGTGTGAGCAGTCATCGCTATAAGATAGATATTTACTGGAAATCCCCCTCGGGGGCAACCGTATTTGACATTGTGAATAAAGCCAACACCCGAACACGAGGCGGCAAAGATGACAATCCATTGACCGAGGAAGAGAAAGCCGCCAAAGAGGCTCTAACCGTAAAACTCATAGAAACAATAACCAAAGAAAAACAAAGGCGGCATCGTCTTGACACCATGCCAACAAAAATAGGATTCCATGAAACCAACGGGGAATCCTTTAAATTCGTGATTTCCGACGTAGAAAAAAAGAAACACCCGATGATCGGTGGTAAAGGAGGCTATTTCGGCGGCGGCATCTATTTCGCACAAACAGAACAAGAATCTTCAAGTAAAGCTCTGCATAGTGGAATGGGATTTAAATGCGAACTCAAAATGGGAAAGTGTTATAAAATATCTAACCAGGATGAACTAAAATTCTTTTATAAAACCTATTGTCGTAAAAGTAATAGTGGTAGTAGCGACAGCGACGAAGAGGAAGAATATTATGAAATAGATCCATATCATATCCCCATAGACATTATGCAGAGACGTCTCATAGAAGATGACATTGACAGTGTATGGGGTCATCAAGATGAAACAATCATAAATGTGGATGACCGAATATTACAAACGGGCGATGAATATGTGGTTTATTCGGCCGACCAAGTCATCATTGAAAAATATTACTTTATAAGAAATGAAAATCAATGGATTGAAACAAAAAAATCGTTCAAAGAGTTGCAACGCCTATTGACTCTTCCATTCAAAGAAGAGATCAGTTATGTCAAAAATTACAGAGCGATCGCATATGAGCCTATTCAATCCATGGCAGGGTTTACAGGCTTAAATCCTATGAATAATAATGCATTGTGGGTGTTGGATTTGAGATCACAAAAATATATTGTGAGAGAATTTGAATTGTTAACCAATATTCGTAAAACAAACCATATGCAATTTCATCCAGAAAAACCAAATATACTTATCATTGGAATAGAATCCATTTTATATTTCTTAGATATTAAACAAAATCATATAGATCAAACATATTTATTTGGCATTCAAAAAGGAAATACCATAGAAAGTTTTGTGTTTTCATTGAATTGTAATTATCTATTTGTCGTGGATAATAAAAATAATCTTGTTATTTTTAATAAAACAACGACCGACCCTTATCCAAATGAACCACCAACTATAAGACTCAATAGAGACTATGTTTATTTTATAAATTTAAGCGGATATACGATTAAATTCATGGCTCAAAGCCCAACAGAGAATCTCATTGCCTATATAGACAAAACCGATGGAAAAACAATAAAATTCATGACCTATGCAGATGAAATAACCTATACAGAAACCGAACAGCTTTCTGTTTTAAAAAATACCTATAAACATCCGGAGGATTTAGATGGTTTGGTCTTTTCGCCCGATGGTAAATTATTGGCCTTGTATGGAATGAATACTCCGTTGGTTTTAATGGATGTAAAAACACTTCAAATTAAAAGCACACTGGATTTCACAGAAAAAGGCATTCAAACCGTGGTATTTTCGCCAAACGGAAAGTATTTAGCGGCTGGTTTTGTAGATTCTACATTGATGATATGGGACATTCATCCTAATCCATCGGAACCCAAACTCATTCGCTATATTCCTGTTCCTGATATTCGCGCAATTGACGCAATCGGTTTCTCACAGGATAACGGTGAACTCTTTTTGGCATCACATGATAAGCGTTTTGGTTATCATGGCCTTATACATATATACGATGTCAAGGATTTATCGTAATAGAAAAAGGATTGGTTTGTAGTGTTTAGTGTATATTATTTATCTTTGACAATAAAACAAATTTCCCATTCTGTCTAACATATTGACCCCCGCGAACACCTTCATAGATTATATGTTTTCTATTTTGAATCATGATATGTTTCTTAGATGTTTTTATTGGATTTTTTACGACGTCCACCCATTATTTGATTTGAAGATTCTGGAATTGCATCAATACGACAAATCATTGATTCCATTGCAGAGTTTAGATTGAATATTAACACAATTTTACCAGAAGTATCATCTTCTTCCATTGTCATAAAACCATATTATTTATAACAGATCGTGATTCTCTTTCAAGATAAATTTTAGAATTTGTTTGAATAAATCCAGGACATTGAGAATCAACGACAATATAAGCCATTTTTATATTACACCAAAGAATATATTTTTACTCTCTCTTTTTTGTTTTTGTTTGCTTAAATGTTTATGTTCAATCTTTTCCATTATTAACTCATATACAATTATCGGGAAACAAAGAATTATAGTAAAAGGCATATAGATACATCTATCCAATACTTTATCTTTCCATGAATAAGGTTTATGAATGTATAAGAAGGGTTCTTCTAAATTCTTGTATAAGAAGGGTTCTTGTAATTTCATAATACTACCAATATTTCATTCTAACTCTAATTTAATTTTTATATAATTTACACTAAAATAAAAATCAAACATTATTAGAAATAGACATGGACGCAAATGATTATGAATTAAAACGCAAGGCCTTGTTTAATGCGTGTGTAAAGGGTGATTTGGAGACCCTTAAACTCCTCATTGACTATTTCAAGGCGCCACAGGGTATTGAAAACCCAACCCCGTCGTTATTACATGAATTCTTAAATGAGCCATTTAGATTATATGAGTGGACACCCTTGATGGTCGCGGCTTTCAATGGACACACAAACATCGTCAAGCATCTTATTTCCAAGGAAGCCGGGATAAAAAGCCACCGATATAAAATAGACATCTATTGGGAATCGTCGTCGGGTGCAACGGTATTGGACATCTTGGAAAAGAATGCCAACAAACCAGAACTCATCCGTATTATTCAAAAGGAAGACCAACGTCAAAAAAGACTAAAAACCCGACCGACAAAACAGGGATTCCATGAAACAGATTTAGAATCATTTAAATTCATCCTAAACGACATTCAAATGAATCGGTATCCCATGGTGGGGGGAGACGGGGGCTATTTCGGGGGAGGTGTTTATTTCGCATTGAGCCAACGCGAATCCAGCACCAAAGCTCTTCGTAGGGGCTTTGGATTTGAATGCACACTCAAAATGGGAAATTGCCTAATTTTGGAAACCAGGCGACAAGTCAAATATTTTTATCGCGATTATTGCTATACATCAGGATATCAGGATTATGTCAAGATTCCCGATGAAAATTTAGACAATCCAGATGCAACCGAAGCCGACCCCGAGGATGCCGAAGACCCAAACAGTTGGAATGACCCGTATCAGATACCTATTGACGTTATGCAATGCCGTTTATTGGAAAACGACATTGACAGCGTATGGGGGCATTACAATACAACTACCGTAAAAAATCCGCATAAACGTATTTTACGCAGCGGCGATGAAATCGTCATATATTCGGCCGACCAAATTGACATTAAAAAATACTTTATTGTCAATAAAGAAACCAAGGATTGGATACACTTGACGAATCCAATAGAAAAACTAACAGATTTATTCAATATCCCATTGATATCAAAAAATGCAGTAAAAGAAGATATCCGTATCAAAGATATAAGCTACGAACCCATTCATTCTATGTTAGCTCAGGTATTATACTTAGAGAATACGTATGAAAACCCATATAAATGGTCTATTCAAATTTTACATGACTACTACCCATTGGAAAATCCTCAATATCTTGAAAAAGACAATTCACTGCCCAGTTCTCAGCAATATAAATTATTGTTTTCCCCCGATGGTTCTACATTGTTTATCGCCTTCAAAAAGAATATTCAAGTCTATTCTATGACATCTTATACAAGCTATTCTATCCATCGGCATTTAAATCCCATCCTATCTATTGCAATAACCCCCGACGGAAAATACTTATTCTCAGTAGGGAAAGAAAATGAGTGTTATATTCATACAATTGAGCATAAAAACCCATCGGCAACAAAAATCATATCACCAACTAAAATACCCTCTAAACAACTCCCCGACATCAAGGCTTCCTTGATAGCGTGTAGTCAAAACCCAAATGCAAAAACATTCGCCATACTTTCAAGTTCTAATTATAATAGAACTGTGGAGGTTTATACATATACTCATGCATATGACGATGAAGCTGACACACTTGCGACAAAACATAGATATACATACACACATTCAAAGCCGATTAAAAATATCCTCTTTACACCGAACGGGGACTATGTTGTATTGATATCCCCCGATAGCAATATCGCATTTTTAGATGTTGAATCTGGAAAAATTAAAGCGGTCATTGACAAAACCGAATCGGGGGTTATAACCGCCGCATTTTCCAACGACGGCCGTTATTTAATGGCGGGTTTCAATGACAACCTTGTTATTATATGGGACATCCAAGACCTTTCTGTGATTACCATGGTAAAGATATTCTTTGTATTACCTATTCGCGACAGAGATATTGAATATGTGGCATTTTCAAAGGATGGCAAACAAATCATTGTCTGTTCGGCTGGTTCTATTGTAGGAACCTATATCTATGACACATCCTCTCTTTACGAATAATATTATTTCATACTATATTATTAAAGGTTTTCCCTAGGTGAGTTCAAATGGATAACATGAAGAAATTAATGGCTTCCTTACCAGCTCTTCCAGCCATACGAAAAACAGCTGAAAGGTCTGCATATTATATGGAATTGCAAAAGAAATTGTTAGAGGCCTGTCAAAAAGGCGAATTAGAAACCCTTCGCGACCTGATAGATTCGCCAAGAAGTGAACCGATTGATTTCAATGAGTTCTTAAATGAACCCACAGGGTCTTATAAATGGACACCTTTGATGGTCGCCGCCTATTACGGGCATCGGGACATCGTTTATTTTCTTATCAATAACGAAGCCAAAATAGAAAGTCATCGCTATAAAGTGGATATGCATTATCAAACACCTTCGGGGGCAACCGTATTTGATTTTGTCAATAAAGCCAACCAACGGAAACATGCGAAAAACGGAGAAGGAACAGAAGATGAAAAAGTGAAAGCAAAAGAAGCCATAGAAGCGGAAACAAAAGCCATCCATGCCATTCTCACAAAAGAAAAGACGCGCCAAGAACGTCTTAATCAAATGCCGACGAAGAAAGGCTTTCACGAAACGTCCAGTAAATCCTTCCAATTTATATTGCAGGACGTTGAGAAAAAGCGATATCCTATGGTGGGCGGTGAGGGAGGCTATTTTGGCGGCGGTATTTATTTTGCCGCGAGCCAAGAAGAATCCAGTGAGAAAGCCCTTCATAGAGGCTATGGATTTAAATGCACATTAAAAATGGGAAATTGCTTGAAAATAAACAGCGAGTATGACTTGATGGCCTTTTACATGCGGTATTGTTATACAAGTACACGCGATGATTCTTACGACGGTTATTATACGAGTGTCAGTCAAATCCGCGCCAAAACAGACTCCTATGGAACACCCGTTGATATTATGGAAATGCGCTTGTTGGAAGATGGATATGACAGCGTATGGGGCATTAATGACGATGATGTTCCATTAGAACAACGTATTTTAAAAACGGGTGATGAATTCGTGGTTTACTCGGCCGATCAAGTTGTCATTGAAAATTACTTTGCCGTGGAAAACTATACAAAAACATGGAAAGAAATCCCACATAAAGCCCTTGTAGAAATGAAAAAATTTCGCTCCGCATTCAAACGAAACTGGGAACATCAACTCAATTCCTTTACTGATATTGCATATGCGTCTTCTAATTCTTATGTTGCTATCGGTTCCTATACAGGCATCTATATTTGGGACTTAAAGAACAAAAACGAGATCAGTCGTTTTAATGTAGGGGCTATAATAACTGAATTGATATTTTCACCGGATGA